AGAAGGATACTAATATGCAGATGTTTATTGAAGTAGATAATTATGACATTGACGTTGATACACTAGAGTATGGCGTTGCAACCGTAGAAGGAGACGAGATGGGAAAATACTTTAACATTGAAGAGCAACCAATATTCAGCTTCAACTCTTATGATGATGATGGTGAGTTAGTTGACCTACCTGATCATGTAGTTAAGAAAGCCTTAGATCTGATAGAGGATCACTATTGGGAGTGGCATCAGGATTGGATGTGCTGATGCTACATAAGCTCAATAAAGAAGTGTGCCATGAGTGTGAGAGCATCCACGACATGCACGACATAGATGAGTGGGGTTGCCCTAGTTGTAAGCAGGAAGACCCCACCGATGAAAATATAGATTGGGATGAGCAAGAGTGTGTTTATTCAAGATGGAGGGAAGAGAATGATTAATGTACTTAGTTTATTTGATGGGATGTCTTGTGGTCAGATTGCACTGGAAAAAGCTGGAATAGAGGTTGACAAGTATTATGCAGCAGAGATCGACAAGTATGCAATCAAGGTAGCTAAAGCTAACTACCCTGACATGATACACTTGGGTGATGTGCGTGAGGTTAAAGCTGACAGCTTACCCAAGATTGACTTACTTATCGGTGGCTCACCTTGTCAGGGCTTCAGCTTTGCTGGTAAGCAACTCAACTTTGATGACCCCCGTAGCAAATTGTTTTGGGAATACGTGCGCTTGCTAAAGGATCTTAAACCTAAATACTTCTTGCTTGAGAATGTGCGTATGAAGAAAGAGAGCATGAATGTTATTACTGAGGCATTAGGTGTTGAGCCTACCTTCATCAACAGCAACCTAGTGTCAGCGCAGAACAGGCAGAGATACTATTGGACAAACATTCCTATGGATAATCTACCTGATGACAAGGGTGTTGTGCTTGCTGACATCTTAGAGTGTGGTCATGTAGACCGTGACAAGTCGCATTGCATTGATGCTAACTACTTCAAAGGTGGCAATCTCAAGTCCTACTTTGAGAAGCACCGTAGGCAACTTGTGTTTAGTGATGATGGGATGTGTCATGTAGGTGATGCGGATCTTAAAGGCCACGACTACAACAGACGGGTGTACCATCCCGATGGAAAAGGACCAAGCTTATGTGCCAGCAGCGGGGGCAATCTTGAGCCTAAAACTTATATTAAACCTAACTCTTGGCGCAAGCTAACACCACTAGAGTGTGAGCGTTTACAGACTGTACCAGAGGGGTATACTAATCACGTCTCTAATACTCAGCGTTACAAGATGCTAGGCAATGGCTGGACTGTAGATGTAATCAAACATATCTTTGAAGGAGTAAAGCAATAATGACCCCTGAGATGGAAATGGAGCTACGTGAACTGGGTATTCTTTTATCTACTGAGGATCAATGTGAGCAGGAGAGCGAGCTTGTACGCTACGACCTAAGCTACAAGATGCCTGAGCTAGATGAGTATGGGGAGCCACCGTGGTAAATCGAAAGCCTAACCCTATGGCTAAGGATCTTAGGCAACCTAAATATAAACCAAGGGTTGTCCCAGATAAAAAGAAACCTATATTAAGTAGGAAGCGTAAACATAAGAAGGAGGTTTAAATGTATTGTGTAATTAACAGTGATAACCTTGTCATAGCGCTATTCTTGTCGGAGTTAGACGCTCAAGATTTTGTGTATTGTTGTCGTAACCCCTACAGTAGAAAAGATTATAAAGTGAAATATAAAGAGGAGTATTTATATGTCAAACTCGATTGAAGTAACATATGTAGATCACATGGGATCTGACTTATCTGTAGCTAATGCAGCAAGGGTAAGCTTTGGTAAGAAGAGTGAGATGGACACGAGTGACGTATGGGGTCCACCTAAGCTCAAGGATAAGGATACTAAGCTTATCAAGTACTTAGCTAAGCACAAGCACATCAGCCCATTCGGCCATTGCTTTGCTAGCTTCCACGTTAAGGCACCTGTGTTTGTAGCACGTCAGCTAGTCAAGCATAAGTTCCTACGTTGGAACGAGATTAGCCGTAGGTATGTTGACAGTGAGCCTGAGTTTTATGTGCCTGATGAATGGCGTGAACGTAGCGCTGACAAGAAGCAGGGATCTTCTAATACTAAAATAAAAGATATTCTTGTTGAGGGTTGGAAAAAGGAATATCCAGATTACTTAAAAGATAGTATGGAAGTGTCAGATGCTTATGACTCTGTTGTGAATGAGTCTGTCTTATGTCTTTATAAGGACTTGATACACGCAGGAGTATGCCCAGAGCAAGCACGTATGGTACTGCCACAGAGCATGATGACTGAGTGGTATTGGTCGGGTAGCTTGGATGCGTTTGCTGATATGTGTAAGCTTCGCTGTGCGCCTGACACACAAGCTGAGACAGCAGAGGTAGCGTGGGAAATTGATTGTAGCATGGTAAAATTGTTTCCTGTGTCGTGGAGAGCATTAAGGGAGAATGACTGATGAGAGGTAATATCAATGGTGCAATCAAGGCGTCAGCTATTGTAGCTTTACTGATAGCTGCACCACCAGTACTGATAGCTATGACTTATGATGAGTACCCTAAGTACTGTAAACTTTCAATACTATTACCATGTATAGGAGTAAACCATGAAGAGTGACATAATCAAAGTAACTGATATAGAAGAGCATGAGGATGGCAGCGCTACACTACAAGTAGAGTGTGACCCTGAGACATTTATGGCTATCTTTGACGTAGGCTTTGTAACATTAGTAAAGGCTGGCTTAGAAAAGGAGAAAGAAAGTGGGTAGGTATGTAGTGGAAATAGAGATAGAGAAGGGGGAGTATACTTTCGTAAGGAAGGAGGACCCTTGGACATATGATACGCAGGTGTGGATATTTAACAGCCGTGAGGAAGCCCAGCAAGAGGCTAAGAAGTGGGACAATGGTAGAGTAGTGGAGTATCTATAATGCTGTTCTATACTGTCCTTGTGTTGAGCTACACTTTAAATGGTGACTACCTACAATCTAATATCATCTTCCCTAGTGCTAGGGCCTGTGGAGACGCTCTACCAGCCTATTACGAGCCTGTGTATGCCCTAGATAGGGATGCCATAGGTCAATGCCTAAAGACTGAGGTTATATCAGCCTCTATTAAACCTAAGAGACGCCCCGATGGAAACGGGTGAGTTAATTCCTTACATAATAACTATGGGTGTTGTCCTATCTGCACTTGCAGCACTGCCCGTAGGAATTATGTTAGGTGTATATATAGCAATTAGAGATACCATGAAGTGGTGGAAAGATAAGACATGAAACCAGAAACAATTATGATGATGTGCGAGGGCCTAGCCCGTAGATATAAAAACCCTAACCACTATGACGACCTTGTAGGTGAGGGTGTATTACAATGCTACGAGATCCTAGCTGAAGACCCTAAACCCCATCCAGCGAAATTATATCGTGAGGCTAATCGTAGGATGCATGACTATCTTAACTTAGATGTGTTTCCAGTAGATATACCTGCCTCTGATGTGTCACGTAGGCTCAGTAGAGATATAGACACAGAGGAATTTGGGGACCATACTTGGAGCGAGGATGGTATTAACTACCTTAGAAACATTCTTAGCTCTGAGATTATACCTTTTGATACAGCGTCTTTATTTAACGAGACAGTTGAGGAGAACTACGAGGAAACGGACTTCTACAATAAGCTGAATACGCAGATAGAGTTAGTCTTCAACGATGACGATAGACTTCTGCTGCACATGAAATTTGTAGAAAACATGACTCAAGCAGACATGGGAAATTTCTTTAGTATATCTCAACAAGGGATAGATCAAAGAGAGAAAAAATTGTTTGCTCAACTAAGAAAGGTAGTTACAAATTTGCAACAGGTACAAAAACTTTGATTGTAGTATTTGTTAAATTCAAAAGTAGGTGCCTATAGTATTATGTCCCCCTTTCGTTAAGGCCGATTGTTGTAGGTATGGTAGTAATAATAAGGAGTAAGTATGAATACAGATGTACATGATAATGTGAGAGATCAACCGTGTCCCTATGTGGACTGTGGTTCATCAGACGCTTTTAACTATAACACTAGAGGCTTTGGTAAATGCTTTGCTTGTGGTAGTAGTTACCCTTCTAGGAAACAGATGTTTGACTGGGCTAAAGACAAGTACCCCGTCAGTGGAAATACGACCTCAGAGAGCTTAAGAGAGGCTCAGGATGGTGGTAGTCACGTAGCTATGCGAGGTATATCAGAGCGTACTATGGAGCAGTATGACGTTCTTACATACCCTAACGGTACTCAAAACTACGTGTACCCCAGCGGGGGAATAAAAACCAGGAATCTTAAGGAGAAGGATTTCTATGCAAGCAAGGGGTTCAAGACCGATGAGTTGTTCGGCATGAACTTCTTTACTGCTGGCTGCTCTAATGTCTTAACGATAACAGAGGGTGAGGTAGATGCCATGTCTGCTTACCAAATGTTAAGCTCTAGGGATACCTACCTTAATCCTGTAGTTTCTCTACCATCAGCTACCCCCTCCAAGGCACTTTGGGAGAAGTGTAAGCCTTACCTAGACAGCTTCCAGAAGATTATCTTGTCTGTAGATAATGATGAGGCTGGCAACGGTATTGCTGCAAAGATCTCTAAGATGTTTCCTAACAAGGTGTACCGTGTCTCTCACAATAAGTACAAGGACGCTAATGACTTCTTGACTGCTGGTGCAGCAACGGAGTTTAAGAGCGCTTGGTTTAACTCTTCTAAGTATGTACCTGACAATATCTTCAATACTACTGAGCAGTTCCTTAACTTGTATCGGGATACACCTGAACACCAGTATGTGCCTACAGGTATTGAGGCTTTGGATGAGAAGATCTTAGGTCTCATGCAAGGTCACTTCACAGTTATCAAGGCACCTACAGGTATAGGTAAGACAGAGGTAATGCGGTACTTAGAATATAACATGCTAAAGCGTAAGGTTCCCATTGCTACATGGCACCTAGAGGAAACTAAGTTACGTTCTTTGCTTGGGCTTGTGTCTTATGAAGCTAAGGATAATCTTACACGTAGGGATCTTATAGAAGAGGCTGACTCAGAGGAAGAGGTCATCAAAGCTATCGAGAGCTTAACTAAAGATGAGCTACTGTATCAGTTCTATCTTGAGGAGAACCAAGGTGCTGATGACTTATGTGACCAGATACGTTTCTTTAGTCAGGCTTGTGGTTGCAAGTTCATATTCTTTGAGCCGATACAGGATGTAGTTACTGGACATTCAGAGGAGAGTAAGGAGCAACAGCTTGCTGACCTATCGGTTAGACTATCTAAGCTTGCAGCAGATCTTAACGTAGGTATTGTAACTATTGCTCACACCAATGAGTATGGAGATCCTAAGTATTGCAAGATGATTGGTCAGAGGGCTTCTGTAGTCTTAGACTTAGAGCGGGACAAGGAAGCTGACACATTAGAAGAGAGGAATACTACATTGATTA